GCTAGGGGGAGGGACACAGAGGGGGGATGGGGGACGGAGCCCCAGAGGCCGCAGCTAAGGCGGTGGGACACATCAAAGCCCTATACACTGGATAATGTCTATGTTCAGTATAAACGTCAGGTGTTAGCTGATGGACAGGAGCTATATGAACAGAACATAAATGATGAAAAAGAAATTGAAAATAAAGCTTGACAAATCCTCTCAGATGTGGTATGATGGACCCGTACCCTAGAGAAAGGATACAACAGTTGATACTAACTCAATAGGTAGAGCCTGCACTGCGGTGTGGATGTGGGGGTTCGAATCCCTCTTATCAACTACTTTTTTATTATCCATGATAACACTCGGCCTGTTTTGAGGGAGGGGCCTCTAGCTTAGCTAGGATAATTCCACATGAGGCTACCCAGCTTGCTGGGCCTTGAAGAGATGGTTGGCATTGCTTGAGAGAAACAGTTGGTGGTGAGGAGTCTTGAAGTATCTTCCTATTGAGAACTACTCTGTAGTGTTGCTAAGTTTGCACTGTACTTTAACAGTGGTGGAATAAAGGGTAACACCGTAGCTTGCTCAGGAAGAGCGTGACTGTGCTATTGGTTTGTTATTATGATGAGGTGTCTACTAGCTGCACATTGACTATGCTAGCAAGGCCTATAGCCGATAACTATTATTTAGTTATTGTCTATGAAAGGTGATAGTCTTCTTGATCTGTTCTGCTTGCGTAACGGGTGTCCTACACCCTAACAGCGAAGCGAACGGGGCTGCAAGCCCCTACTTCAAGGAGCCTCCCTCCCTCTAGTCATTAGACCAAGATCCGTCTACACTAAGGAGAGATATGTCTATCGTATTGGTATTGCTAGCTCTTCTATGTCTTATTGTTGTGAGAGAGAAGAACAGTATGGTTATTGAAATAACATCCCCTACAAACACAGTGAGAGGAAAGAATATGATTTATGAGATGGACATTACACAGAAGCGTAAGCTAACAGCAGTTCCTTTTCCGGCAGGTGTTGATGAAACAACTTTCACCTTTGAGGTTGTTAATGGCGGTGGTATTGTAGAGCTAGAAGGTTCAACACCTCTATCCTGCTATGCTAGTGCTAAGGCAGAAGGTGTAGCTAATGTTAAGCTGACAGTAGTTAGTAACAACGGTAGTCTACTAGAAGCTTCCGTAGACCTATGGGTTAAGCCTGTAGCAGCTACATCACTAACTATTGAAGTCGGGGATGCTGAACCAATTTAATTGTTAAGGGGATATAAGTATGGCAGATCCGCAACAGCCCGGCTTCGTTAGTAGTGTTCTACGGGACACTGGACAAAGAATGGTTCCGGGAGGACAGTCGGGGCGAGGCGGGGGTCGCCGATCCTTCACAGAGGTTTTGGGTAACATCCTAGGAAGTACGCTCGTACCTCTCCCCGGTGGAGGTTCTTTAGGAGCTGAGCTTGGAGAGAGAGTAGCTGCTACTCCCTTCGGTAATGTTGTGAATCATCCCCTGCAATCTCTAGGAAGCCTATTCAATCGGCAAAGAGAATACACAGGGCCGCAGCTATCTCCCAATCTAAACACAAGTATATGGAATATCGGAGGACTTCGGGGAAATAGTCCTAGCTACATGGGATTTGGTAGCGGCACAGGGGCCTTTCCTTACCATGGCAACGCGGCAGCTACTTCCGGTGGAGATATTTACAATTCTGCTCTAGCTCCTAGCCAGCAGTTTGTGGATAATAGGGAGCATAGCAATACAGCGCAGGGTATGGAAGGTATTACTTCCCCTAATACCCGCGGGCTTAGTGCTAACGCAGCTGCTCTAGCATCCTACGTCCCTGGGTACATCTACCTCTACATTAAACCGCCTAACAATGCAGCTAACATCTCAGGAGGCGGGGCAAGGGATCACTTCTCCGGCACTAGCGGTTCTTCCAATTGGGGGAATACGTTTGAAAGCCTTGGAATGCTCGGTAGTCAGGGTGGCGGTCTAGATCCACAGCGCAATAGAAACGTGGGCGAACAACGGCGGCGTGAGTATATCGCGAGCCTACTGAAAGCGAACCCGAACGACGAGCGTGCGCTACAATGGCGGCAGGAGCAGATAGATAATAGAACAGCAGGCAGATAGTGTTACAAGCAGACCATAGCTGCTATTTCTATGGACAGGTAAATAACTACCCCTTAATAACAGGAGATATAAAATGGCACGTCCAACACTAGCAACACAAGTAAATGACTTTCTAGGATCACTCAACTTTACCACCAGCTTCGACCTAACGGAGAAGAGCATTCTACTGAAGCTATTCCGTCGAGCTGTTGGTAAGAGCCTTACGGCAGACGTGTCCGCAACCACAACCACTCCCGCTGATGTAGCAGGCCTAACCTTTAATATACGTAAAGGTGACACCTATCGTATCTTTGGGCGGTTCCCAGTAACTGCTCCGGGGGCAGGCGGAGTTAAGCTACTACTCAATGCGACAGGACAGACAACCCCCGGCTTGGTTGTAACTACAGTGGCTACGGCAGCAGCCGCCGCAGTGGCTACACAGGCTACAGCATTCGGAACCATCATTGCATCTACTACTGCTGCTCTTATGGTAGAGATTGACGGAGGCTTTAAGGCTGATGGCAATGGAGTTTTGCAGCTACAGTTTGCTCAGAATGCGGCTAGTGGAACAACTGTTCTAGGTAAGGGCGGGTGGCTACAAGTTCTTAAGGTTGGCTAATGTTCACACATGTGCCGCTACGTCGGCGCATACTGTCTACCAAGACTCTCCTAACGCTGGGGAGCTTGGTAGCGGTATTTGTTTTAGTGGGGATTGGTAGAGACGTTAGGCAGTTAGAAGTTATTGTTCCTGCCATCCTACTATTCTATAACACAGCTAACGTAGCGCAAGACGTATTGAATAAGAAGAATAAGCTTGAGAATAACGTAGAGCTAAACGAGGAGAAATAAGTGGCAGTTGCTATAGCTGTTCATCCTACAACAGAAAGGGACGGGTACTTATCATGCAGACTAGAGTGCTAGCTCTAGTGCTTTTGGTGTTTGGTATTATGAGGGCTAACCCACTTAAGGAGAACTAGATGACTATTGTTAATTTGCTATCACCACAAACAGCAGCAGGAGATAGTAATGAGTTTACATGTGATGGCTACTCCACACTAACTGTGGGAATGTATACATCCTCTGGCTCTCTTAACGAGCGTGTAGGTGCTAGTGTAATGATTAAGAACCCAACAACCAACTTCGATAACCTACGAGATAGAGGTAGTAGGCGTAATCGTGTTGTAACACTAACACAAGAGAAGCCGGAGTATCCGATCAAGCAACTAGGTACCTTTCGCATTAGCAAGCCAGCCACTACACAAGCTGTGGGGTTTTGGTGCGATACTGGAGCTTAAGTGAACTGGTTAGAGCAAGAGATAAAAGAGATTGAACTAGATGAAGGCGTTAGACTTACGGCTTATCTAGATACCGTAGGTGTATGGACAATTGGATTTGGTCATACAGCGGGAGTTAAGAAAGGTGACACTTGTTCTATGGAGCAGGCTCACCGTTGGTTACAAGATGATATACATAGTGCAATAGCAGATGCTGAGGCTCTTTGTCCTACATGGGATAGTTTGTCACCGCCCCGTAAAGGCGTGATGGTAAACATGGCCTTTAATATGGGACGTAAGGGACTTGGTTCTTTTAAGAACACTCTCCGCTACATAGCCGAGGGTCAGTATGATAAAGCTGCTGCTAATATGCTACACAGTCTGTGGGCAACGCAGGTAGGTGGAAGAGCAAAACGATTAGCATATAGAATGGAACATAACACATACGCCGCCCGATAAGGCCGCGACAAGGAATACAATGACAAAGCGTAAGCAGAAGAAAGCAGCCCCGACTAAAGTGCCTCTAATCATCCTGTCTAATGACCGGAATGAAGGACAGTCACGGCTCTTGCAGATGTTCTACAATGCTACACAGATGGGGCAGATTGGTTTAATCTCAGGTATGGACCCCGAGACGGGGAACGTAAGTCCCATGCTTGCGGGTATTGAGTATGTAGATGGAGAGATCAAAGGTGTCTATCCTCTAGCTCGTATCTTAGAAAGCACAGAAGAGATTGAACGTATTCTAATCCCAGACGGTAAAGGAAATTATGTCTCTAATAATTCAGGATTCTCAGAACTTGACGATAGCTGCTCTTACGGAGAAACCGAAGAGGAAGGCGGGTCGCCCGTCGAACAAGGACCGCCAGAAGCTAGCTAATGGGCAGAGCTTATTAGAAACTATGATGGCCCTATATGATGAGGGCGGTAGTGATGAAGAAGTTATGAAGCTTCTACGTGTACTACCAAAGGACTTTGAAAAGAAGCTAGCTTCCGACAAAGATTTCAAGAAACTGATTGAAGCCGGTAGGGTGGCATCTAAGGCGTGGTGGCTTGCATTAGGACGGCAGTGTGCTCGTACTAAAGGCAGTGGTGAGTTTGCCTTCTGGGCAGCTAACATGGATCATCGCTTCGGATGGAAGAAGTCTTCCAGTCTAACCGTAGAAGAGAAAGAGATAGAAGATCCTAACGCACTTATCAAGGACTTCAAGACTCGACTTAAGAAACTTGGCCGCAGTAACTTAGCCGCCGAAGGAGAAGAGGATGACACCAGCAGAATTGCTGAAGCAAGCTGAAGAGCTTATCAAGGATGGTAGCATAGAAGTACAAGAGCTACGTGAACTTATCCTAATGATGGATAAGATTGAAGAGAACGAACGGAACGCAGGACTACATAAGTGGTTTGTTCCGGGAACTAAGTATGGTATTGATAAGCTACCTAAACATGCAGCAGCTATTAGAGCTACTAAGGACTATCGAGAAACGCTAGTCCTTGGAGGCAACCGCTCAGGTAAGACCGTGCTGGGTTGTTACATTACTGCGGTATTAGCAACAGGACTCTATCCTGACAACTGGGAAGGTGTTTACTTTGATGAACCTATTGATGCTTGGAGCATCGGTATGTCAGCTCAGACTACTCGTGATACTCTACAGAAGACACTGCTAGGAGATAGCGGTAACTTTGGTACTGGTATGATCCCTAGGAATTGTATTGGTAAGTCTAAGATGAGTGCTGTAGCAGGAGCTGTAGATATTGTCAAGGTTAAGCACACCTCTGGTAGGTGGAGTGAGATTGGATTCAAAGCTTACAAGCAGGACACGCCAAGCTTCTTCGGAGTTAAAAGACATTGGGCGCATCTCGATGAGCCAGCCCCCGAACTAATTTATAACGAAGTTGTTATTCGTACAGCGTTTGAGACAGGAGAACAGCAGGGCCGCATCATGCATACAATCACCCCTAAAGAAGGGCTGACTCGTTTGATTGCTGACCTACTATCTACATCTGATCTACTAGCAGGAAGTGAGGGCTTGCCCAATCTGAAGCTAGCTATGGCGCTTATGAAGGCACAAGACCAAGACGAGGATAGCAAGTATGGAGAATACTAAGCCCTCGCGTGCCACCATTACAATTGGATGGGACGACGTTCCTTGGCTAGACGAACAAACAAAGGCTGAGATATTAGCCTCTACACCCCCACATCTACGGGCTACGGTTAGCCGTGGTGTCCCTACCATTGGTAGTGGTGCCATCTATCCTATCCCAGTAGAAGATATTGTATGTGATCCTTTTCCCATCCCTCCCTACTACAAGAAATTGTATGGCATGGATGTAGGACATAGGGTTACTGCTGCTGTGTTTGGTGCGTTAGATCCTGATACGGATACACTGTACATCTACGATGAGTACGTAGGAGAGTTGAAGGTTCCTGAGATACATGCAGCAGCTATTAAACGTAATGCCTTAGATTGGATGCCGGGAGTAATTGACCCGAGTAGCCAGCAGGGTAGTCAGTTTAATGGTGAGAAGCTTATTGTAGAATATAGGAAGCTAGGACTACGTGTACGTCCCGCAGATAATTCTATTGAGGATGGCATACGTAAAGTATGGAGTAGGCTGGAGCTAGGAAAGCTAAAGCTATTCAGTAATAAGACAGCCAAGACTCAGAACGAATATCTAATCTATCGGCGTAACGATAAGGGTAAGATTGTTAAGGAGCACGATCATCTAATGGATGCTCTACGCTACGTAGTCAATACCCTGCATCTAGCAGCACCTAGCCCTTCCACCGTGAAGTCAAACCAATTTGCATCTATGAGGAACAGATATAATGTCTGATGAGGTTGTGGAGGAGATTCAAGAGTCAGACCTTATTGCTATGGCAGAGGCTTTAGCAGCAGCGGAGGAGGCTCTAGCGGCAGAACAGGCAAGACAGGAAGCAGCTAAAGAAGCACTACTATCTAGCATCGGCAGTGATATTGATGCTAAGCTATCTAATCGTATGGGTAGGCGTGGGAAAAAAGAAGCTCAGTGGCTTGAGGCTGCTAAGCTATACCTAGGATCATTGGCTTGCTCTAGTAGCTTGCCTAACGAGAACGATCCTTTCTATAGCAAAGAGGATAGTCAGAACGACCGTAAGCCTGAGGTTAATATTGTTCGCGTTAAATGCGACACTGCTATTTCCCAAACCATTGCCTATCAATTTGCTAGTGGTGATAAGAACTGGGACTTAAATCCTCCTGCCGTGATTGACCTGGATGATGAGGATATGCAGCAAGCACAGCAGGCTGCTGGTAAACCGCTTAGACCGGAAGAGGCATCAGCTTATAAAGCTGGGCTAATGTCTAAAGAAATTGAATACCACTTAACGTGTAGTAGGTATGCGCAGGAAGCTCGCCTTAGTATGAAGGATAGGGCTATCTTGGGTACTGGTATTATGAAGGGGCCTACCAACTCAGGTAAGCTCAAGAAAGTCTATACCAAGACCACTACCTTAGAAGGTAAAACCATCCGTGTACCTGTGTTCACGGTAGAGAATGTTCCTCAGGTGTATCGAGTTAATCCTTGGTACTTCTATCCTGACGACTCAGTAACAGAGATCACAAAGGCAGAGGATGCTATTGAACTACATCCTATGTCCAAGCTAGAACTAAAAGAACTACAGCAACGTCCTGATTTCTTTGCCGATAGGATTGAGATGGCCATTAAGGATGGCCCTAAGTCCTACACTAATAGTCCCTTCAATGACGCAGCCTATCTAACAACTGGCTCCAATCTTCACAAGAACAAATTCCATGTGGTAGAGTTTCATGGCCCTCTAACTAAGGAGATGCTAGGAACCCTAGGAATTTGTGAATGTGACGAGGGATCACTAGAAGAACAGTATGCAGAGATTTGGACTGTTAATGGCATTGTCATTAAGCTAGAGCTATCTAACTTAGAAGGCAGTTTCGGTGTTCCTTATTGCGTAGCTGTGTGGGAACCAGATCCCGGATCACTGTTCGGTTTTGGTATCCCTATGCTAACACGCGATCAACAGCGTGTAGTTAATGAGACATGGAAGATGCTACTTGATAACGCAGGTATTTCTGCGGGACCTCAGGTAGTTGTGGACACTACACTAATCACGCCTGCAAGTGGTGGTTTGGAATGTGAGCCGTGGAAAGTATGGTATAGCACGGAGTACGGCGCGGATGTCACGAAGGCTATTCAGTTCTTCACACCTCCCAACTCCTTCGATGGGCTGGCTAGCCTGTTCCAATTAGCTAAGCAATTAGCTGATGAGGAGAGTAGTATCCCACTGCTGCTGTCAGGACTTAATACTCCTACAGGCGTGGGTGATAGTGCTACAGGTATGGCATTGATGAATCAGAACGCAAGCTCGCCACTCTTTTATAAGAGCGAGGAGTGGGACGATGGCATCACACAGCCCATCATTTCTATGATGTACGACTGGGAAATGCAGTTCAATCCTAAGGAAGATATTAAGGGAACGTACGATATTGATGTACGTACCTCTACTTCCTATCTACGCAATACTCAGGACATGCAGAAGCTACAAGCTTTGAGTATGGAGATTGCACAGGGTAGCCCTGCTGGTGAGTGGATTAACCATGATGAACTAACACAAGTTCGATTGATGGGTATGCGCCTACCTTACAAGAATATCTTGAAGAGCCCAGAGCAAGTAGAGCAAGAACGTGCTAACGCACCGGAGCCACAACCAGATCCAGCCATGATTAAAGCTCAGGCTGAGATGCGTCGTGTTGATAATGAGGAGCAGCGCCTCAAGCTAGACGCCATGATTGCTCAGGCAGAATCCGAGCAGGCGCAACGACTAGCTGAGATTCAAGCTCAGGTTCAGTTTGGAACTAACGAAACCCGTAGGGCGGAAGCAGAGGCGCAGGTTATCAAGGCGCAGTATGACTTCCAGTCTTCTATGGCAGCCGTTGCTTCTAAGGATGAACAAGCTAGAGCTAAGCTTCTAGCCAGCATTAACTCCGCAGAGATGGATAAGCAAGTTAAGTTGTTCTTAGCTGGAATGCAGCATCAAACTGCTACAGCTCAGCTTAAACAGAAAGAACAGCAACTAGCTATGCAAGAGAGGTCAGCCAATGCAAGACATAAGTAATAGTAATGCTTGGCTAGTAATCAAGGAGCATTTAGATAAGCTCCAATCAAATGCGTTGGAGGGGCTAACAAGTCTCTCCAATGACAGAGAGCAAGATATTAAATACAAGGCTCGAATAGCTGTTATTAAGGAACTCATTAAATTGCCGCAGACACTTATAGATGCCGCTAACACAAAGAGGTAACAATGGATACTGAAGAGATTACTGTAGAAGATGCCGATAAGCTATTACTTGAGGGTTCTAACAAACCAAAAGAGGTAGTAGTAGAAAAGGCCACTGAAGCAGTAGAAGAAACAAAAGAGGTGGAACAAGTAGAAACTCCTGTTGTTGAGGAAACTCCAGCAGAAGAGGACTGGCTGGCACAAGTTCCTGATGCAGTTAAAGATCGAGTTAAAGAACACGTAGACAAACTAGCTGCTGCTGAGCAGCGTATTCGTTCTGATGACGGACGTGTACGAGCCTTCCAGCGACAAGCAGAAGAGCTTAAGCGAAAGCTAGAGAGTATGCAAAGAGTTAAGCCGCAGGAATCTCCTGCCGCAGAGCTGCCATCCACTCCTGAGGAGTGGCAGCAGGTAGTTGACCACGACCCCGTGCTTGCAAAGGCTATTGAGGCTCGTGTTAAAGCTGAAATTCAGGAATTTAAAAAGGCTAATCTAGATCCTATGGTTAAGCGTCAGGTAACATCTGATGAGCTTAGGGAGCTAGAGCAGACCGCGTTTGAAACTGCTAGACTGGAAGAGCTTATTCCGGGGGCGCAAGACATTTATGCTAGCCCGATGTTTCAGGGATGGCTAGAACATGAAGCACCCCCTTACATTCAGCGTATTGTACATGAGTCAAGGGATCACCGCGATTATGTCGCCGTGTTCAAGAACTTTGCCATTGATATGATTAACACTGGACGTATGCCAGCAGAACTAGAACAGGCAGCGCCTGCTGCCGCCAACAGTATTGACCCCAAGAAAGCGCAGGACATTGCAGATAGTAGGGCTAAGAGGCTAGCACAACCTGCCGTAGGCAGCAAGCAAAACTTCACGCCCCCACCTTCCACATCCTCTAAAGAATACACAATGGATGAGGCAGAAGCATTGCTCAAGGCTGCTTGGGATAGTAGAAAATCATAGTTCAGACTATAACACGGAGAAACATTAAGTGCCCAACTTTGTAACTTATGGCGATATTTCGCCTCGCGTCGGTATTTATGCAGTAGGTAAACTACTTGAGCGCCTAGAGCCAGTCATCATGTTTGACAAGTATGGCCGGGTAGAAGCTCTTCCAAAGAATCGTGGTGAGACTATTAAGTGGCGGCGCTTGCGTCCGTTGCCGGTCAACACCGTCATGCTTACTGAGGGTGTAACGCCGTCACCTAGCCAGATGGTTTACGAGGATGTCACCACCGTTATTGCACAGTTCGGCGGATGGCTACAGCTAACCGACCGTATCACTGACTTGCACGAGGACAAGGCTCTTAACGATGCTATGGACTTGCTTGCAGATCAGGCAGCTAACACCAAGGAAATGATTGTCTGGGGCGTCCTACGCGGCGGCACCACCGTATTTTACGGCAATGGTATTGCACGTTCAGCGGTTAATACCCCGGTTGATGCCAGCCTTGTGCAGGCGGCTGTAACCCAGCTTAAGCGTAACCTCGCAGAGAAGCTCACTTCTAAGCTTGGTGCTGGTCCGGGCTACGGTACTGCTCCAGTTGCGCCTAGCTTCGTTGCCTTCGCGCACGTTGATCTAGAGCACGACTTCCGCCAGTGTGACGGCTTCGTTCCGGCAGAAGCTTATGGTAGTGGTAGCTTGCTTGACCCGATGCATGAGATTGGTAAGCTAAACGAAGTTCGTATCTTGCTATCACCGCAGGCTAGCCCCTTCGCTGATGCCGGTGCCGCTACTACTTCCATGCGTTCTACCAGTGGTACAAACGCTGATGTGTATTCTATCATCATCGTCGGTAAGAATGCCTACGGTACTGTTCCGCTCAAGGGCGTCAACGGTATTGACATGGTTGTAAACAACGCTAAGGTTGGTGCATCCGCAGCCGATCCTCTAGGTCAACGTCCGTTCATTGCATGGAAAATCTGGTATCAGGCTATCCGTCTAAATGAACTTTGGCTGGCTCGTCTAGAAGTTGCTGCTACTGCCCTTTCTTAATCTAGGAGTATAATTTAATATGGCAATTTATAAGAGCGCTACCTACACCAAAGGTAGCCGTGCTCGACCTGATTCACAGGTAGAGTGCGCTGAGTTTACCGCTACTGTAGTTATCCCAGCGAACACCGCGTTGGTAGCACAGGATCTGATTTACTTCGGTAAGATTGGAGAAGGTGTAGATATTCTCCAAGCAGAAATCACTTCAGATTCCCTAGCTAATGGCACTGCTATTACTGGTACTCTAGGTGTTGTTCCTACTACTACTGCTAAGACCTATACTGCGGTCACTACTGGCACTAACGCCAGCTCCGCTGGTGCCGTTGATGCTAATGGTGTAGGCCTGCCCAACTTTGCTTGTATTCTAACAGCCACTGCTCTTAACGGAGCATCCGGTATTCGTAAGAATATTACAGCATCAGCAGGTGGTGGTACAGGTGATGCCTTTGCTATCAATCCATACCCGGTCTTGTCTGTAGTGGGTGACTTGGTTATGACTGTTGCAGCGGTTGGTGGTACTCAGACCTCTACGGTTGATCGTAAGATCACTGTACGCTGTAAGTATCAGTATGCCTACCCAGCCCGTTATCCGACAGGTGTTTCCGATCCGATGTATCCGTTCGCGGGCAGTGTGGTTTACGGCAATCCGATTGAGTACAACTACGGTACTGCGCAGAACGGTACACCGAACGCACCGTAACATCGTAACACTGTTTTAATAACTTATACAACTAGGTTATCAACAATCAGGCGGGAGGGGGAGCAATCCCTCTCCTACCTTGAGGAGGATAAATGTCAGACAATACACAAGCCAGCAACCTTAATACCCTTCGCCTAGACCTAGAAGAGAACACTCTTCAGGAGCTACGAACTAAAGCCAAGAAGGTTTATGGCATCCCAGTACTACGTGACCATACCAAAGACGATTTGATTAAGCTTATCCTAGGAGAAGCAGAGAAATTTGACTTTGCTGTGGAAAGTGCTGGAGACTTGAAGCCGGGGTGGAGTCGTATTCGACTACAGCCTGTTCAAGGACGCACCTCTAATCAGGTGTATCTCTGCATCAATAACAGGAGCTTCTCAATTCCTGTTAATGTAGAGGTAGATGTACCCAACAAGGTTGTTGGAGTACTTAATGATGCAGTAGAATCTACCCCAGACCTAGATCAGGACTCGCGGGTGGTTGGCTACTCAGAGAATCTAAGCTATCCGTTCACGCTAATTGAGTCTAAGCCGGGGCCAGACCCTCGACCGGGCTATGAGGTGCAGCGGGAAGCAAAACTTAAGGCTAAGCGAGCTTTTGAAGCTAAAGAGGGCTACTGGCCCAGCGACTTGGTTATGAATCAACAGCGCCAACTCTCTATGATTAGAGCGGGCTAACAGGAGTACCCATGCCAGCGACCTATGTTTCTATTGTGAATGATGCTATTGACGAATCAGGCGTTGATTTGGCACAGTATGAGCCTGACGGCTCAGATTTTACTACAAATACTGAGGCTATGCTAGTCCACTTCAAGAAGTGGGTCGCTAGGGCATGGAAAACTGTACAGCAAACAGCATTTGATTGGGAGTTTCTTAACAATCAGGGCATCGTAACACTCAGTCCGGGACTTATGTTCTACACTACGGCTAATCTAGCCGGAGAATGGTCTACTGAGATAGATGTTTATGGTACTGATGATGCCTTACTATTTGATAACCTACAGATCAGCAAGTATGTAGACCTAACTTACACGCAGTACAGTGACTCAGCCGATAAATCCTTCGGTTATGTGGATCTATATGCCACAGATGACCAACCATTAAGTAATATAAGCTTTAAGGCCGGTGGAGATTACTTCTACCTAGAAGATCGTAACCTACTCTTTACAGCAGGCCCTCAAGTTCCGTACTTCTTTGATAAGGGAGTATTCGTAGGTCAGACCCTTTCTATGGTAGTGACTGTAGATGCGGGCGGCCTCGGCGAAATGCGATATTCAGTACCTGATGGTGCTATCCTACTATCTTTTGATCCTGATACTAATGACAGCTCTAAGGGTTCTCAAGGATTTACATTTAATAGCACATCCACTAGGATTATAGAAGCCCTAAACAGCGCACACTGGCAAGTAGATTTCTTTCTATATGCTAGCGATGTAACTGATCCTCAGCATCCCAATGGCACTAACCTAGTAGCTAGTGTAGCAGATTTTACTACCCTTACGTATGAAACTACCTCTACCAAATGCTTCTTACATAGCTGGAAGAGCTTCAACTTTGAGGAAGAAACTTCAGAGAATGACTATGTAGGAGAGTTATCAGAGATTGATAACAACAGTTTTCAATTTATTGATCGTACCAATCCTAGCCCAGCTAGTGCTACACCCCTGACGTTTGTTCCTTGGGATGTATTCTCATGTCGGTCAGATTGGCTGTGTTCTTTGCCGGGAACTCCTGCGTATATTACAGAGGATAACACTGGTAGGTGGCGTCTATATCCACAACCGGATCGTCCTGTCACTCTCAAGTTTAGTTACTCCCGAGTACCTCAAACTCTCACGAACTTTGATGATACTCTAAAGGGACTACCCAGCGACTTCACTGATCTAGTGATGTGGCTAGCTATACGGATGTATGCAGAGTTTGATGAGCAGCCTTCCATCCAGCGCAGGGCAGAGCGGTATTACAAAGACATGCTACAACGATTACAGATTAAGTATCGTCCTAAATTTCGACTAGCACCTAAGAGGCTTTACTAATGGCATCAGAGAGTCAGTATCAACAGGCTATCATTGAGCTTAAAGATGGGCTACAACTTGTAGAGCCTGTCATAAACACCAATCGCGGTAGCTTATCTGACTGTCTGAACTTTGAAGTAAGTGATCGTCTAGGTTACAGTCGCTGCGGCGGTGATGAGAAATTCGATCAGGGAGATTACAATAGCTCCTTAATCTACACAAACAGTATTATGATACCAGACGGCAGCTTCACTTCTTTTACCGCAGGGGAAGCTATAGTAACAGAAGACCCCCTTTATAAGGGGGAAGGTAAGACTATTGGGTATTTCATTGGTACTACGGTAACAACCTCTGGAGATTCTGCTCAGTTATGGGGAGTTATTGTAGTAACAGACTATGAAGTATTCCTATCCCTAGTAGACGGGGTTTCTGTTATTAAAGGAGCTACTAGTGGTCAGACTGCTCTGTTCTCAAATGCTCGCTCGTACACTACGTACCTAGGAGCAGCGGCTGATACAGAGGGCCTTAATGATCTGTTCTATGCAAACAACAGGCTTAGGTCAGCTCCTAATGATTCCATAGGCCGGAACAATCCTATCACAGGACTGCACTGGTATAAGGATAACTGCTACGCGATCACCGACTTTCTAATTTATGACTTTACTGACGCTACGGCGGAAGTGTTCCCCGGTGATATTATCACGGGAACTGCTCCTACTACCACTGCTAGGGTGGTGGCTACTAGTTTAGCCTCAGGCTTATGGGATGGAGGTGGTAGTGGTACAATACTACTACAGCCTATCACAGGATCTCCTACAGGAGTTCAGACAGCTAGTCGTTGGAATGGAGCAGTGTATGCTAATACAACTGCCCTAACCCTCACAGGACTTAGTGATGAATCTCCTTGGGCTGCTGGTCTATGGCGATCCAAAGAGGCTGGTGGGTGGGAAGAGATCGACATAGGTTATACAGTAGCCTTCGCTGACGGTACTAATAGCGGGCCTCCTCCTGTATTTAAGAGAGGACAAGGTAATGCTACCGTAGTACCTACCTCTGCTGCGTCTGGAGTTACAGCAGCTTCAGCAGCTTCGTGGACACTTAACGTAGGAGCTAGTGCTTTAGCATGTATTGAAGCAGAGGATGCTAAGTATCTATCTTATAATTCAACCACCTCATACCCACCTGTGTTTGTACAGGCTACTCACTTCACCAGCGTACTAACACTACCGGAAGATAGTGAAGTTGTAGGAATGTCTGTTAGGATTAGTGCTAACGGGCATACTACAGCAGGAGCAGGAGCTTACTTCCCCCGGTTCTCTATACAGCCTGTAAACAGCGATGGAGTAGTCGGTACAGCTAAAATAACAGAAGTTATCAACTCCGCTAATGCTACTATGGGAAGCTATACTGTAGGAGGTCCGTCAGATTCGTGGGGTATTAGCGATCTAGGCGCTGCGATAAGTAGTGGGTTTGGTTTCAACCTATCTCCTATTCGTTTTGAGACAGGAGGTAATACCAACTTCAAGCTAGATTTTGTTGAGCTTACTGTTTACTTTTCCGCTAGTATCGATAAGTACTATTTCTATGATCCTCAAGTAGGTGATGATGTGGAAGCTCCTATTACCAGCTACTACGTAGACTCAGGTGACTGGACTACTAACGACGCGCACGGACAGGTACAAGTAGGTAGCATTACGTCTGTGGGCAGTAGCACCCGAACCTACATCGGAGCTGGTAATGAGATTAGAACAGATGTAAACGGCGGCGGCTCTTTGATAGGAACCACAGAGTCGGCTGCGTCCTACACACTACTACCTAGCTTAGCTAGCCTACAAGAACAAGAAAGTCGCTACCAACTAATAACTGCTAACTTCTATGGCAACGCAGAGTGGGAAACTATTTACGGTGTTAGTGGTGCAGGGCAAGCTTTTGCTTATGATGGGTATTACTTCCGCACTATCTATACTGGTATTGCTCCAGCTCTAGATAAGCCTAGGCACATAGCCTATCATCAAGGGGCATTAGCTCTTGGGTATAGGGCAGGCAATGTAACCTTATCTGTACAGGGAGAGCCAGAGAACTTCGATGGTATTCAGGGAGCCACGTCTATTGACGTAGGTGATCCTGTTACAGGACTTGCTGGTATGAGCGGTACATCTCTCGGTGTCTTTTGCCGAGGTAGTGTGAACACTCTCATTGGCACCAACATCAATAACTATTCCTACTCTACTGTTTCCGCAGCAGAGGGAGCCATTGAGTACACGGTTATCAATGCCGGAGGAGAGCCAATCTACTGCTCTAACAAGGGCATCAGTACGCTAAGCCAAACAGCAGCTTACGGTAACTTCCTAGGTCATAGACTTAGTGAAGGTATAACACCGTGGCTACTGCCTCGTATTCATAACACCATCAACCCACTACCAGAGAACTACATAGCCTCTGCTCAACCGGCTACAGCCTTCCCTAGTGCTACGGGAATTGCCTTTGCTACTACATGTAGAAGTAAGGGACAGTATCGCTTAGTATTCAAGGATGGCACTATGCTCTCAATGACACTACAAGGAGCAGATAAGGTTCCTTCATTTACTATACAGCAGGCAGATATATGGACTACGCCTGCGGATAAGGGAGATGCTGTCAAGTACAGTAAGTTTATTCCTCTAGCGTGTAGTAGTGTCATCGACAACTCAGGTAAAGAGAGGATTCATATTTCTCATTACAACCCAGTTGCTGATGCAGAAGCAGGAGCTAATCTATACTACGTACATGAGCGGGAAGTTAGCTGGAGCTACTGTGGACTGCCTATTCCCTATCGTATGCGCCTAAATGAGAACTTCTTAGGAAGTCCTTTCAGGGATAACACTGTATCTAAGGTGGCTATTCATGGGCTTAGCCTAGGATATGCTCCTCTAAAAGTTAGTGTTGGTAGAGAGTATGGTAATCCTCTAACTACGGATAGGGCCTCTCCTGATGTATTCATTCCTAGGGAAAGGGGTGGTTTGTCACAGAGCCAGAGTCCTGGTATGAATATTGCTACAGCTATGCAAGCAGGTGAAGCTAGGAGTTTTAACTTCAATCTGTTCTACCCTCTGACCGGGGACGGTGTTGTATGTCCTCCCTTTAGTGTTCAGATGTTACTCCTACAATACAAAGAAGGGAAGGGAGATAATTAAATGCCATCAATCTATGATACAAGTGCAGGACGTACGCAGGGCACTAGCCGAGGCAGTGCCTCAACAGGCCGGGGGCTGTATGGCAACCTTCCTCCGGGTACTTATAATGCAGGAGGAACTCCTGGTAACAATGCTTATGTAAGGGATACCCAAGGCAACGAACTAGTATCTACCAACCTTAACGGCTTGCTAGATCGGAACGGAGCTTACATACAAAATGCTAGGCGAGAAGGACTCAACCTAGCAGGCGATAGAGGAATGATGAATAGTAGTATTGCTGCTGGTAACTCTCAGCGTTCTGCTATTCAGGCAGGCTTGCCTATTGCTCAGGGAGATGCTGCTGCTTACGGAGCTACTGCTGCGCAGAACCAAGACGCTCTTAACCAGAACATGCTAACTAGTATGAACAATGAGACTCAGTTAGGTACTGCTCAGATCGGGGCTAACGCTTCTATGTATGGGGATGATCTAGGTCTAGTCAATGCGCGAGAGAATCGTGCCTACGGAGGAGAGCAACAAGGACTAGATAGAAGCTTCCAAGACTACATGGCACAATCTGGACACTCTCGTAATGTAGACATGGCCAACCTAGGCTATCGTAACAATCTAGGAATGGGGCTATTAGATATTGGTGGGCGGATGCTAGGGAATCAGCAGAACTTCTACAACAATGCAGGACTAGCAGCTATGAACAACCCGGCTATTATGTCTAATCCAGAAGCCTTAGGTAACTACATGAACTTCATTAGTAGTCCTTTCAGTGGGTATATTGATAACATCCTTGCCAACCTAGTTGGCAGTGGGGGAGGACAGCCGTGAGTAATTGGATGGCAGGACAGGAGTACTCTCCTACGGGAGAATGGAATGCGTATGCTACCTACTCCGGTGGTAATAGCTATCAGCAGCCTTATGGAACTGGCTACTCTAGTACTCTCTTATCTCCCAAGAGCACCCTCAGCACGCAGGACGAAGGCAGCTCGGCTGAGCGAATTGTAGAAAACATAGGCGGAGGCGCGGCCACTGGGTGGAATGCTGGTAGCTCTTCTGGAAGCGCCGCAGGCGGAGCAATGTCAGGAGCTATGGAGGGCTACCAAGCTACCGGCTCTTGGTACGGAGCAGTTGTAGGTGGTATTGCTGGTTACTTTGGAGGCAAGGATAAAGAAAAGCAGGCCAATAAGAACAGTGACATGGCGTTGCTTAAATACAAGATGGAAGAAGAAGAGAAGCTACGCCAGCGGAAGATACAGGAGACTAAGGATGCCTTTGCACAGTACACTCCCGGCCTAACTCCTAATAGTTTTCAATACCAGAACAACGCCTTCTCTAATGGAGGCTCACCTATGTTCGGAGTGCAGCAGCCTACACAGCCTGTTGTAAACCCAGAACAGAATAGCTATGGACTACTAAGGGGACCTAATGGCAACTGAGAATAAAGAGGCCACTGATATTCAAGTGGCAGGTAGCCTTGTAGTTGCAGGGTTACTTTCAGATGAAGGCTTGCAGGCTCTACAACAAGTGCTACAAGGAGCAGAAGACCCCGTGGCTGCCGTAGGTAATGCAGTGTTTATGGCTCTCGGTAAGGTGAGAGACAAACTAGAAGAGCAGGGCATGCCTATTGACGACAAGCTCTGGGTAGCTAAGGGTGGTGTACTTGATCGTGTACTATTTGAAGTGATAGCTATCCTCAAGACTGTATTGGGCTTTGAACAAGCAAGTACAGCAGAATTTGCTTCTGCCCTTAAGGATTCCGTAATACAACTCATGGAGCAGGAAGATGCAGGAGGGGGCGCACAGCAGCCTCTGATGGGAGGGGAGCAGGGTGGTATGCAGGCTCCTCCTCAAGGGCCTCCACAAGGGCCACAGAGCCCTCTACTAGGGGGTGTATAATGGCAGGACTACTAGATGCACTAGGAAGAGGGCTAGCCTACGGCTCCAAGGAAGCTACTCAAGACCGAGCAGATAAGCGAGAGCTAGATAATTACGATAAGAAGCTACGCCTAGCACAGAAGCTACAAGAAGAGATAGATGCACGTAAGCGTGAGTTGGGACAGCAGTATCCTGAGATTACTAAGACGTTCACTACACCTTGGGGTGTTACAGGCGCTGTCATGTCAGACAATACCATTAAGGAAATGTCTAGAGAGCAGGAAGTTTACGATGCTTACGTAGCTAATAAGAATGCACCTGCTATCAGGGCTGCGAACGATACTACACTAACTCCACACAAGATCGGTTTGCTAGATGCTAAAGCTAATGCTGCTAATGTAGGAGCGGAGCAAGCTCCTATACGTACGCAAGCTATGGTAGATAAAGCAGATAAGACTAGCGCTCCTAAGCCCATAACTCCTACAGCAGGACGTACTGCTATAGCTGCTATGGATAAAGCTTTGTTAGAAGAGATTGGCGGCTACGAGGGAACCAGAGCAGGCAAACTCAAGAAGCTTTCCCCAGAAGAAAAACAAGCCATGATAGATACAATCATCAGTAAGAATCCAGCGATTTGGGCAGATTATATGCAGGCTATGGGACAAGCAATTGCTCCTACAGCAGAGGCAGCATCTCCAGCAGCACCTAGTACCAATCCCTTTATGAAACGCTAAGAGGATATTATGGACCCACAAGTCGAGCAATGGCAGCGTCAAGCTCAGGAAGCTATGCAAGCACAGCCTGATAGAAAAGACGCCATCGCGGCACAGCTACATGAAATGATTACTACTCTTGCTACTACTACTTGGGCCAATCAGGCACAGGAAGCTGTGGATGCAGGCATTCCTAGGCAGCAAGTACTAGACCAGTACAAGGGTATGTTGCAGGAGCATGGCCTAGCTGTGTCTCCTGAGTCTAATTTCGATGAGTGGTTTAAGCAGGGCCGTGCTCCTCAGTTTAAGAATGTTAAAACAGGCTCTTCTACTACAGCAGCTCCTGTAGGCTACGAGGATAGAAAGGCGGAAGCAGCTAAGCTAGCAGAAGCTAATACCAACTCAGAGATCCCTGCTCCCAATCCTATGACAGCGGAGGATATGGCCTTTGCCAAGTCTAAGGAACCTCCTAGAGGTAGGACTGTAGGACAAAAGTTAGAGGACTTCAGTTCTGCTGCTGGTAATGTTACAGTAGCTGCTCTGCAAGACGCTGCCGTAAAGATCGCGGAAGCTGGAGCAGGTGCTAATATTCTGGCAGGGCAGGAGCCCATGGCAGAGCCGCTGTTTAAGTACATACAAGAAGCTACCAAAGACTCCGAGCGTAGGCGTGCTGTAGCTAGTGGAGACAGCACGTTAGGTACTATTGCCGGTGAAGTGGCAGGAGCCATAGCCCCTGTTAGTGCTCTATCCAAGGCCGGCAAGGCTATGGACGTAGGAGAAACTCTAACAGCTAGAGCCTTAGCTGCTATGAAACAGCAACTACCTGCGGCTACAGCTCTGGGTAATATTCAAGCAGACTCTTTGGCTCGTAATGTAATAGAGCGGGGTGGATCTACTGAGGAAGCTTTAGCTGTTCTAGGTACTGGCACTGCTCTTAATACCGCAGCCAACCTACTACCTGTAAGTGCTTCTGGTAATGTACTTAAAAGGGCAGTTACTGGCGGTGCTCTAGGTGCTGGTGGTAACTTGGCAGCAGATGCTGGCATTGGTTTAGTTAGTGATAAGGTTCCCGGAGCTTCTTGGGAGGGAACTCTAGCTGGTGGTGGTATTGGTACTATCTTCGGCGTTCTTAGTGGTACTAGACCTAACACCAGAATCAGGACAGAACTTCCTCCGGTGCCTCCGGGTATGGAAGCCTTTAATGCTGGTCAGATAGCTGCTGGTGATATAGCTAAGACTGCTTCTTTTGATACTCCTATTGATCTCAACGCTCCCTTTATTCAGAAATTCGATACTATCCAACGTAAGGCTCCTACTTATGGAGCAATACCAGAGACTAAAGTAAATGTAGATGGTATTGAAACTGGTCGTGTAGACATGGCTCCTCTTAGTCCGGTAGTTAACCCTGAGTTGATTCGCGCACAGGAAATTGCTATACGGGAAAACGCGAACCGCGTAGAACCACAACCCCGCCCCCTTTACGACATGACGCTAGATGAGTTGAGGCGGCACGCGGAATCGGTCACGAAACGCGGTGTCGAAACCGAAGACGCAATCCTTGGCGAACAGGTCGGAGAGTGGAGGAAGGCGCAACGAGCGCAGAACAGCATGGACGATGCCAGGGCAGACGCCGCTAGCAAGACGATTGACCGTATTGAATCGGGCCTCTCGCAGAGAGATCGCGATGCGCTATATGGCGTAGGAGATTCAAAAGAAGCGTGGGACGATGCGGAGGATTATCGGCAGGAGCTACAAGCCGCTCAAGTTGAAAGTCCCGGGGAAGCGTCAGAACGTCTCGCCTTTTGGCTATCAAAACTCGGCAACACGAGGGGTACTGATCCGAGCGCGTGGACCCGCGATCAGCAGGTTGCGTACGCGGCCACGCGTGAGGTCCGCAACCGTATCGAGGAAAATGGTTGGGATAGTCGCGAGATTCAGAAGTCCGCACTACAGCGGGCTGCTGGCCGCTACAGTGATACGAACGATGCGGAAATGATGCTTGACCGATTCCTAAAGCCAGAGCCGGAGCAAAAGGCAATCGCGTCAGAAACAAGTGAGCCTATTCTTCCTAATAAGGAAGCTACACCTCCTAATATATCTGCTGTTCCAGCTAGAACAAACTTTCCTTCACAGGAAGGCGTAAGTATGTCTGTAACAGAACAGCCTAAGGTTAGCTATCCTATCCAAGGGAAGAATGTTCCTCTAGTTAAGAAGCAGCCAGTTACAACTGCTGGTATTACAACACCTCCTATTGGAAGCAAGATAGCGGCGGCTGCTGACACTCCTGTTGTAACTAGGGAGACAGTGCAGGAGAAGATTGATCGCCTAAAGAAGGGCGAGAGCCTTCCCCCACAGCTATCTTCACTAGTACTAGAAGATGGAACTACCATCTCCGAGAGTGTGCCTAAGCATATACAAGATAAGCTACAGGCAGGAACTCTAACAGCTAGGGAAGTATTAGACGCCAGCGCTCCTGCTCTAGATACAGATGCTCCTGCTGTTAAGGAAGCTAAGAATCTAATTACATGGCTAAAAGCCACGGCGGAACGTATTGGCGGTGAGAAGGTGATACTAAACATCTTTGATGCTAATGATGCTCACCATCTAGAGATGGCCCCTCGTAATGAGAAAGGGGAGCTGGACAATTTTGCTGCTTTCTATTCTCCAGCAGACAATAGAATCTACGTCAAACGAGGAGCAGAGCAAGCCCCTACGTTGGTGCATGAGGTAGCACATGGAATACTATCTAAGCTATTGCATATGGGTAGTCAGGGACAGCTTAAAGGCCCTGCGGCTAAAGCGTATGCAGATGTTTCTGGTACGTTCAACTTCCTACTAAAGCCTGAACTAGAGAAGCGGGCAGGCCCTCGACCAGAGGGCGGTACTGCCAAAGAAAAACTAGATCATGCTATGAAGACGTATGGTTTGAGTGATAAAGATGGTAAGCTAGATGAGATGGTCTCAGAGCTATTCTCTAATTCCAAGTTTAGGCAAACACTAAAGGACATCAAGCTAGACCCACAAACCCTGTCTTCCCTTCCGCCACTAGCACAGGGATGGGCCAAGAAAGCTACGAACATGTACGAGCTAATAGTACGGGGATTGTCTCGTATGATGGCACATGCAGGTATTCGTAGCTATGCTGATATGGGTATGGCAGATAAGGCCACCAACGGCTACGACTTAATGTTCGCGCAGATCGACAGATTGGCTAGCTCCGTATCTGATGCAGATGCTGCTGCTCTTAAGGACTACTCTACTAGAAACACTACTCCTGATATACAAGAAGTACCCGGTCTAGGAGAACAGGTAGAACGTCGCAGTCTTCCTAAGCAATCTATGGAAGAGAAGAGCACCCTAGTTAAGCCTATGAGCGGTAAGATGGCTAAGCTAAAGAGTATGTTCCTAGCTAAGGGAACAGAGCCTACTCTCACTAAGCGCCAAGAGTTTCTCTCCGGGGCTAAGAAAGAAATTAAGGCTAACAAAACAGCCTTGTCTAATAGGGCTACATCCATTATCTCTAGCATGGACGATGGTCAGTATGCTTCACTAATACCTCACCTAGATACATTCTTGTCTGATAGTTCTATGACAACTGTTACTAGCAGGAATGCTTTTAATGAAATAAGTAAAGCATCACCAGAGCTAGCAAAGCTATACAAAGACCTAACAGATAAGCGTTTGGGATCGGAGCATGGGGGGAGTGTAGGGCTAGCACAGAGTCTTGTAGATAGTCAGGCAGGCCGTAAAGTCCCCAACGAGCTAGTACTTAACTTAGCTAATAAGGTGATTGATAATGCCTACTCGTTTACACCGAGAACGTATCAAGGTAGGGAAGCTACAAGAGCCAAGTGGAAGTTAGCAGAAGCAGGACAAAAGAAATTAGAAGCAGGTAAGCTTCTCTCTAATAAGGAGGAGACTGCTGTACGAGAGCAGAATGCTTTGTTGGGCTACGTGGCTGACAATGTATTTGGAAATAAGGAATCTCTCAAGACTCTATCCTTCGATGCCCTGCATGATTTGTATGTACAACGGTTCAGTGCCGATCAGTATGCTACACTTAAAGGCTTGTCTAAGGAAGATAAGAGACAGCGTATGGTTGTAGAAGTGGCAGAGGCTAATGCTGCTCTAGGCAATCGACCTGCTGCTATTAAAGAGTATGCAGCTAAGATTGCTGATATGGGAGATGAGGCTGATAAGATCAGTAAAAACTACGCACAACTTAAGTACGGTAGTGGTACTCTAGGAACTATAGATGATGTGCCTAAGCCTATCAGAGACTTCTGGGGAGAGTTGCATGATCCAACGGCTAGGCTAATTGAAGCTGTCACTAAGCAAGATACTCACCTAGCTGAAGTGAAGTCCTTACAAACACTAAGAGAAGAAGGACTAGGTACACTGTTCGCTAAGGAAGAAGGACAGGGTATGACGGAGAAGCTCTCTGGTAGTAAGTATGGTGCGCTAGAAGATTTGCACACCACACCTCACATCAAAGAGATGATTGATACTGTTGTAGAGATGCGACCGGATCGTAGTATGTTTGATATGTGGGCAGACCTAGCTCCTGCTATGTCTATTCCTCTAAGAGCTATTAGGTTTGCTAAGACCTCCGCTACTGTGTATCGACTTGATGCTTTGGTACGTAACGCTATTGGCTCTTTTGCTCAGTTATACAGTAACGGTAATGTCAATCCATACAAGCAGGCACAGTACGGCTACCGTGGACTAAAGGCTGCTGTTAGTTTGATGGGCATGTCTCACCGTAAAAGTATAGCAGATGACGCTGCTCTACTACTACGACTTGATCTAGCAGAAGCTTCTACGATTGCAGACACTTATAGTCCCTCAGCTAGACTAGCTGTAGATAAACTATTACAGGCTGTAGGAGAAAACCCTGAAAGTTCTGTAACATTCCTACGCAAGCTAGGGAACTTGGCTGATAGTGGTAATACTTTAGCTAAGGAGCTGTATGGTAGTGTTGACATCTGGACTAAGTTTGGTAACTTCTTCTATGAGCTAGATGCACAGAAAGCTTACAACGATGCTCGTGGTATTAAGATGTCGGAGAAGGCTTTACAAGAACAGGTTGCTGATAGGATTAAACAAACTAACATCACCCCATCTAGGGCTCCTCGTTGGATTCAAGCTGTAGAAGCTCCCGGTGGTACTACCTACATGGGCTACTACTACGAGACAGCACGTACATCTGCTAACAATCTCTTGTATGGCCTAGGTGATATCAAGAAGGGACTGGCTGACATTAAGGACGGCCACGGAAAGGCGGGTGCTATGATGCTCAATCATGGTATTAAGCGTGTAGTGGGTGTAGTAGGTGCTGTTGGTTTTACAGGTGCAGCTTATACTGGTATTGCTAAGGCAGTGCTAGCTGGCTTGGGTATTAGTGCTTCTGTTGCAGGCGATAATGAAGAGCTTAAGGAGTACATGGAGGATGACGGATTTCAAGATCCTGATACTACTCTAGTTACTAAGGACTCAAAGACAGGCAAGGACTATGGCATTGACATAGGTAGTATCAATCCGTATGAACCTATTTGGAGTATTATCAAACCACTAGGAGAAGCTATAGCCGATCCTTCTAAAGGAACAGAAAAGCTTGGGAAGAGTTTTGATAAAACAATTGATCTAATCTCAGCTAGCAGTGTACTTAAAGGTGCATGGAAAGCTAAGGAAGGATCTAAGCCCTATCTAATGAAGAGTGATCCTGAGTTGTATGAGGAACTTCAGCAGCGAGGCACAGAGGCTGGTCTAACTCCTGTAATGGTAGATAGGCTAATCAACGGACTGTTCCCTGTTATTCCGGGGGGTCTAAAGGATGCGGCTAAGCGTAGCTTTATGGACGCGGATGCTTCCACTAAAGAGCTAACCCACGTAGGAGCTAGGAGTCTTGATCCGTCTAAGGACATTAAGAATTTCCTAGGAGGAAGTTTCAATAGAGAACTACAACAAGCTAAGAATGGATACTCTCAGTGGCTAACATCTCCTGCTAAGATTGCTCCTGAGCAGCTAGAGAAAAGCTTTAAGGGAGCTATGGATGACATAGCAAAGCCTTATAAGAAACTAGCGAATGCTGTTAAAGCTGGTGCTTCAATGGGTAAATCTGAGGACGAACTGTACACTAGGCTTAAGAGTGCTAATGTAAGTAAAGAAGTTATAGGCTCCCTACTTAGTAATGAGATGTATCCTGCGCGGGTCGTCTATTCTGACATGAAATCTCTGATGAAAGAACAACTAGATGCAGAGTTGGATGACGATAAGAAGGATGCTCTTGCGGATAAGTGGGATGTTAAGATGGAAATGCTACAAGATATTCTAGAGAAGTATGAAGACTTAACATTAGAGCAATTAGAACAAGGAGCTTCCCGTGCCAAGTAATACACCACAAGGTATGCTCTATCAAATGAGGGGACAGAACACCGCCCCCTCAGATGGTAACGGCAGCAGAAATAGAGTTGCAGAACAACAGAACTCCGCTGCTAGCGG